TAAATGGTATCACCGCTTGTTGCTTCTTCATACCCTAAACTTGTAGCTGATTTTACTCTTAGAATAAGATCACTCTTTCCTTGATTAAGAGCAGGAACAATTCCTTCAGCATCGTACACTCGGTCTTGCTGATAGGGTTGCGTACCACCATTAGAATCAAGTTTAGTTCCGATTTGCTTTACCTTAACCTTCATTGGGTCAGCAAATGTGTGAGCGGTAACACAAGGAGCAATTCCATCTTCTCCATATATCAAACCTTGCTGACCGCCCGTTCCCCTATCTCCAACTACTTCAATCCGTTTGCTAATACCATATTGATTGCCTTCTGCGATAGGAAATACTCCTCGCCAATCTCCTCCTGTGGTTGTAGAATATCCGACAAGGTATATTCGCTCTCTATTTTGGGGTAGAAACCAACTTGTATTAAGCAGTTGCCATTCAAGTCTATAACCCCCAATGTCGGTAAAGGCTTGGATAATCGCCCAAAAGTCTGCGCCATCATTTGAGGAGAATGTCCCTTTAACATTTTCCCACACAAATACACTTGGTCGGCATTCGCTAATAAGACGGATTGCTTCGAGGACAAGAGAACTTCTTTGTCCTTCCATCCCCTTTCGGTTTCCTGCCAATGAGAAATCTTGGCAAGGACTTCCAAAAGTGATGAGGTTGATGTTGGGGAGGTCTGCTCCTCGAACATTGGTAACTGAACCGACATAGGTAGAGGTTGGGAATTGATGTTTGTAAACTGCGATTGCGTGTTTGTCTATCTCCGAGAAGTAGGATGTTATTTCATATCCTGCTCTCTCAAAGCCTAAATGGAATCCACCTATCCCACTAAACAAATCAAGGTGGTTGATCTTCATTTTTTGAATGTTGCTTCGTACCATTCTTCAAAAGGCACACGAAGCAAGGCATCGTGGTAGGCAAAGCGCAAGTGTAGCTGCTCAATGGTCTCTATGTCTTTGAGGATTGATTCGGATATGTCTGCCGACTTCAGTTGTCGGAGCAGTTGGGAGATGGTTTCGTATTTCATTTGATTGGTTTTAATTATTCTTCTGATGCGACTTGAGTTGCCCAATTCATCCACTTAATGTAGATGTCATTGGCAAGGTTTGGTATATCCCTGTAAATGGATGTGGTAGGGTATGCGGTGGTGTTGGTATATCCATCCTCGTTGTATGACTCCTCTATGTATGTGATTTGCATCTCGTACTCGTAGAAGTCAGCAACGTGGGCAAAGCCGAGCCACTTGGCAAGAATCTCATCGGAGTTCTTGTCATCGGGGTTGTAGTCCTCAAGGGCATCCCAGTAAGACTGTGGTAGTAGGTCGGCATCTTCAAGCCAAAACTTTAGGTCGTTGTATGTGAATATCATATCCCAAGAAGTTGAAGAGTCCATAGGTATGCCCAAAACGTCAGCGCAAGAGCGCAGAAGTAAGTGATGTTTTTAAGTAGTAGTTTCATTCTGATTGGTATTAAATGTTCTCCAAATATAATACAACTTTTCGGATTATCAACACTCCAATAAAAAATAAATAAAAAAAAGAGGGCTACTTGCCCTCTCTATATTGTGTGTAGCAAACTGCTATTGCTTGGTCTTTGTCTGGGTACTCGCTTCCGATATCCTCCAAGCAGCGTTGGATATATTCGGATTGCTTTTCACCACTTTTAACTTGAGGTATTGGCATATATCTTTTTTGCTTTTGTTAGATTTAAGAAACCAACAACCTTATCTACCTTTTCTTTTCTTGCGAAGTCGGTTGTTGCGGGCATTTTTTTGGTCTGCCAATCTATTTCAACCGCAGACAAATTAAAAACATAGATGCCAACTGGGGTGGAGTTGATGTAGATTGGCGTTGTGCCAAACCTCGCAGCTCGTGTTATTAAATTATCATACTTCATTTTCTCAATAAGCAAATCATCGTAGTGCGTTCTTCGGCATTTTAACTCTATGTCATATTGATACTTTGCAGAATAACAATCCCAATGCGACATAGGCTCATCGCTCATCTCTAAATCTGGTATGTGATTTTTTTGGAGATAATCAAACAACTCCTGCTCGCTCATTAGTAAGCGTTGTATAATGTCTCAAGCTCCTGCAACCTACCACGAAGGCAAGAGCCGCAGTTAGTTGGCTTTACCGAATCCTTAAAGACTCGGTTGTAGATTCTATTGACTTCCGTCTGCTCAATGGCGGTCACGGTGTTCCTGCCTCGCATCTTGCCAACAAACTCGTATTCTTCTTTGGTCAAGCACTCTGGCTTCCTGTAACGGAATAGCTTGTTAAGTTTCTCCTTGCGTGCATCGCAACCGCAGTCAACGCCAGTTGCTTCGCTAAACCAATCTACCGCAGCCTTGATGCCTGTGGCAGTTGTGATTTGCTCAATGGTATCACCCAAGCCGCTTGGCTTCTTTGTACGCTTCGTAGGTGTCTTGGCAGTCTTCTTGGATTCGCTCTCTTGCATTTTTTAGTGTGTTGAAAATTGATCTTGCTGAAATCTTGGTCTCATCCGCTAACGTGCGAATAGACATATCGGTGTTGTGGTATAGTGCAAATATCTTTTTGTCGTACCAATGCCAGTCAGTTTGGGTTGACCACACCCTGTCGTAAAGTTGGATGAGTTGCACCTCTGCATCTTCATTGGTGTCCTCGTAGATAAACTCCTCAAGGATGTCCACATCTACAAACTCAAACCTTGCCCTCTGGCGCATCAGGGTGGCGTACATATTGCGGAGCGTAACGTAGACAAAGAAGGTGTTGACCTCCGTCTCGTTGTACATTATCTTCTCTGCGTCATCAACGTATTTGTACAATCTGACGTACATCTCCTGCACAAGCTCTTGAGCAAGGTCATCACTCGCTCCAAAGCTCTTGCACATACGAATCCAATCCGTCTGCCGCTTTGCTAATACTGCGAGGAGTCCCAAGTGATTTCTACAATTACAACAAACAGAGCAAATTGCACCGTGTGCATCACAATATCTTCTTCAAGGTAGTCGGTCTTTGACCAGTTAGCCCCTACGATAAGCCCATAGATTGGGTAAAGTCCTACGTTAAAATTCATCAAATGTGCGTTTAAGAGTTAGATACAATTCCTTGTATTTAGATAACTCCGCAACGACTTCATTGAGTTTATTTAGTTCCTGCTCCATCGCTTCAAAGTCGGGCTTGTCAATCGTTGCCATAGGGTTTTCTTCAAGAACGCAGCAGGCTACCTTGTAGTAGTGCTGATAGTCCCCGTAGATTAGTCGGTCTTTGTGCATCCTTACGGCATAGGCTACCGAGCTATGGTCTTTGTCTATGGCCTCACCCAGTTCGTGGAGCGTGGCGTGGTTGCGGAATGCTGATACGAATGCTGCTCTTGCAGTAGATTCTTTATGTGCGCGGCTGCCGTTATCAGAAAAGCCCAAGCGGGCGAAGTATTGTTCTTTAGATACTTTTAATTGGCGTATTTCAAATGGTCTCATTAGCATTTGCAGCGTTTCGCTCTGCCCTCGTTGTAATTGGTTATTATTTTAGTTATCGGCATAGTGAAGTGCTTGTGATCTTTTAGTCTTTTGAACTTCATCTCACTCGCCCATTCCACTAAATTGTCATCTTTGTCTTGTACTATGGTGTAGTCCACCACAAGGTAGTCCACTCCATCTACTGCAAAGCATTCGTACTTTTGAAAGGGGGAGAATATCTGCCTCATAGATTGTCCTCTATTATCCCTTGCAGTCTTTGTATCTCGTAGTGCATCTGCTCGCTATCAACTCGCAGCTTGGCGTTGGCAAGGTACATCTCGTTCATCTTACCTTCGGTGAACTGTCGGTAGTCAATGAACTGCTGCAAGAGTAGGTCTGCGTAATGGCAACTCATAACGTGGTGCAGGATGTCATCTTGTACCTCTCTGCCTTTTGCTTTGTCTGCTGCTTGCTGCGCCAACCACATCGCAGTACCTGCAAGCATCAACTGCTTCTCCCTTATGTAAAGGTCGTGGGAGTCATCAGAAGGGTACATCGCTCGCAGGTGTTTCATCCGTTTTAATTGGCAGCAAGTTACGCCCGTTTATTACAAAGCCAACATTACCTAACACGCTCTGAAGTATTAAGGGAGTTTCAAGGGGCGTGATGCGCCCTCCCGACTCCATCTCCTTGACTTTGCGAACGTGGATGTGGGTGTATATCCAATCGGTTTCGTGGGCTGCAAAGCGGTGAATTACGATTACGCAGTCCGACCGATTGCCCCACTTGCCCCCTCCTTCAATGTCTGATGTGTTGGGCGGCATCGCCATACCCTCGTACTTGTGGCCTTTGTAGAATGTCTTGCGCATCGCTTCGGTTACTGGGTGCGCATTGACTATTGTGGTGACGTTATTCTGATGTGCAAATACCCGAAGGGCAGATGCTACCTCGTAGTGGTATTCGTGCATCCCTGTCTTGCCTAATTTCTTTTGGTCTGTTGATAGGG